CTGTTGGATTCCCCCCATCACCGGGACCGGATTTGCACCGGTACTTCATTGATGGGCCGTTGTGTTAGAGGTGGGGTAATGTACAAAATGATTTATCCAATCTACAAGTGGTGATGGTATTCAACCGTCACGCCATCTAACACCCTGTCGGCCTCCTGGGAGGCGCGGTGGCGTTTCGCCTTACGCTGACACAGTAGTCTGAGTGATTGCTGGGGCACGTCATGCAACCTCTCCCCTAATCGCGCATTGGCGACGTGTTTGATTGTGTAATCTATCACGTCGGCATTGAGGATCGGGGTGAGGTCTATGTATGGCGTAGGCCCAATGAGGTTATCTTCAATATGCTTCTGCCAGGAAACATTGAGTCCATACCTCTTCTCGACTATCATGCGTGCAGCAGTGGTTGGGTTAGCTTTCACACGCCAGTACGGTGTCTTCCCTAGTTTCCTCTCCTCACTGATCTGTTCCATCATGATTCCGTGCATGTGTACTGCGTACATGTCCCGCACAGCAGGATCATAATACGGCTGTAGACTAGCGGTCTCACGCAGGATCCAGTCACACAATGGCCCCACCACCGGGGCATTGGGATACTGAAACTTCAGGGACATCGCCTTGGCTCGCAGTAGACCATTCTTCTTCGCCATTTTAAGGCAATGATACTTGGCGGGCAGCGTGAAGACTTTTTGTATCAAAGTCACCGGATTCGTGACCATCTTCAGTTCGCTGAGGTCACAGGTCTGCCCACAAAAAGCAGCCTCTCCCAGATTACTGTGGTAATCGAAATCCAAACGCAAACCCATCTCATCAATGATCGTGCGATCAACTGTGAAGGCCGGGCAAATTCCATCATCGCCCTCGATCAGGCCATTAAAACTGCTCAATTGGGCGGCGGCCTCTTGGGGGCTCCTGTCTGGCCCCTCGGACATGGCCTTCAGGTAGGACATAATGAGCATGTTCAACACGCCATTGCCCAGTGAAGTCCACATTACGCCGCTCATCAGTCGCTGTGGCATCGTCGCGGTGATGTTCTTGAACCTACACTTGTTACTGCCCATGACCATCCTCACCAACAGCCTTTTGATGGCATTGGCGTTAGGTAACCTGCGGACCATGTGCATGAAAAAGCCGCACAATACCTCCGCATAGTCATCATGAT